CAAAGCAACAGGCATTGGATGCCGCAGCTACATTTGCCACATTTGGAAAATCAGCCGGTCTAAGCGGTGAGAATCTAAGCAAATTCTCAATCGACTTTGTGAAATTGTCATCAGATTTGGCCTCTTTCAACAACACATCACCAGAGCAAGCAATCAATGCGATTGGATCGGCTTTGCGTGGCGAAGCTGAGCCATTGCGCCAATATGGCGTTTTGCTTGATGATGCATCATTGCGCCAAGCCGCTTTGGAATTGGGAATCATAAGCACCACCAAAAATGCATTGACACCACAGCAAAAGGTATTGGCAGCTCAAGCTTTAATTTACAAACAGACATCAGCGGCACAAGGCGATTTTGAGCGCACCAGCGATGGCCTAGCCAATAAAACACGCATCCTTACAGCTCAATTGGAAAATGCAAAAACAACCATTGGTGAAGCACTATTGCCAATCGTTTTGCAATTGGCCACATTGTTTTCAGAAAAGGTCATCCCAATTGTGCAACAGGTTGCAGATGCCTTTGGTGAGAAATCTGGTGGCATGGGCAACACATTAAGCAAATTGGCCGGCTCAATCAAAGATTTTGTGCAACCCATCTTTGAAGGTTTCAGATCAGCTTTTGACAAAATCAAAAAAACTGTTATCGAAAACAAAGATGAGTTTGAAGCCTTTTTTGATGTCATCAAAGCTGCCGCTCCAATCATCGGCAATGTCATCGGCAAAGCTTTCAGCGTTGTGGGCGATGTGGCCAGCGTTGTTCTCAACATTATGGCAAATGTTGTTGGAGCTTTGCGCGGCTTGATCAACACGGCAATCGATTTGATAAATATTGCGATTCGTGGTTTTAACCTTATCAAGCCGGGTGCCGACATTTCACCCGTTTCAAAAATTGGTGTTTCTGGCGGATCAAGCTCCACAGGTGGAATTTCCGTGCCAGCTGCCTCATTGCCAAGTGGTTTCACATCAGGCGGAACCACATCATCAGCTGGTGGCACAACCGGAGGTGGCACAACCACGATCACAGGTGGCACCACAGGTGGAGGATCAACCGGCGGAACGCTTGGCGGCGCGGTCACAAAAATTGCAAAAGACACCAAAAAGGTTGTTGATGATGTTGCTGGAGCTTTTGACAATTTCACCAGCGGCACAACTACTTTGGCCGGGGTTATGGCAGCCTCCAATCAGCCGTTTGCTTTTGGCACATCCGGTGTCAATACCAACACTCTTGCTGGCATTTTGGCGGCATCAACAAAACCAAATGTGACTGTCAATTTCAATGGAGTCACAACCGATCCGGAAGGCACAGCTCGTGTGCTGGTCGATACGCTCAACAACTCTTTCTATCGCGGTACAAATGGCGCAACAAACTTGGTAATTGCATGAGTGTTTTCAATCCAATTTGGCGTGTAATTATTGGTGGAACAACATACACAAATTACACTTTGGCAAACCTTACAATCACATCGGGTCGGACAAACATTTATGAGCAAGCAAATGCCGGATATGTAAATCTTGAGCTGATTAATCTTGATCAATCGATTGTCGATATTGAAATAAATGATGCGGTTACGATTGAATTGCAAGATTCAACGGCCACATTTGTGCCAATTTTTGGCGGCACAGTCGTGGAGTTTGACATTGGAATCGTGGCATCCGGTGTTGTAGGCATCAATCAATCGGTCAAAATCATAGCTTTGGGAGCTTTGGCACGATTACCAAAAGCCTTGACTGATGGTGTTTTGTCAAAGGATTTTGATGGTGATCAAATTCTGACAATTTTGACCGACCTTTTGATCAACTCATGGAACGAGGTGCCAGCGGCATTGACATGGGCAACTTATGATCCAACAGAGCAATGGCAGGATGCACAAAACACCGGATTGGGTGAAATCGATACACCAGGCAATTATGAGCTGGCCAATCGTGGAGCATCATCGATCAATGTGTATTCATTGGTTTCAGCTTTGGCCACATCAGGATTAGGCTACATTTACGAAAACGCGCAAGGTCAAATTAGCTATGCAGACAGCACACACCGGTCTGTTTATTTGGCAGCGAACGGATATACAGACCTTTCAGCTGCACAGGCTTTGGCCGATTCGCTTTCGATCCAAACCAGAGCCGGTGACATACGCAACGAAATTGTTTTGAAATACGGTAACAATTCAGCAAATGAGGTGGTCGATTCTGATGCAACCTCAATTGGCCTGTATGGCAAATTGGCACAGATCATCACCACAACAATTGAAAATGCTAGCGATGCCGGGGATCAAGCTGCTTTTTACTTAACACTCAGAGCCTATCCACAGGCCAATTTTAACCAAATCACTTTTGAGCTGACCAATTCCGAAATTGATGATGCCGACCGCGATGCGTTGATCAACATTTTTATGGGGTTGCCGTTGCGTATCACAGATTTGCCGCTGAACATGGCATCCGGCACCTATCTGGGTTTTGTTGAAGGCTGGACATGGCGTGCCGCATACAACAGCGTTTCGGTCACGGCTATTCTTTCCCCATTGGCATTTTCATTGCAAGCCATGCAATGGCAAGATGTCGCAATTGCAGAACAATGGAACACAATCAGCGGCAGCCTAGATTGGGCAACCGCCTTAGTCGTAGCGTAAGGAGGAAAGATGAGCAATCCAACAACGCCATTTGGCTGGCAAATGCCAACGGCAACAGATTTAGTGACCGATCTGCCGGCTGATTTTGAGGTATTTGGTCAAGCTGTGGCAACATCGATGGCTGATTTATTGGGTGGCACATCCGGTCAGATTCTTGCAAAAAACTCGAACACCGACATGGATTTTGTGTGGATTGCAAATGATCAAGGTGACATCACAGCTGTGACAGCTGGCACCGGTATTTCAGGAGGTGGCACATCAGGTGCGGTGACAATTACAAACTCAATGGCAACAGCTATCGATGCTAAAGGTGATTTAATTGTTGGAACGGGTGCTGACACATTTGCTCGTTTGGCGGTTGGCACAAACAATTTGGTTGTCACTTCGGATTCAACTACATCAACAGGATTGAAGTATTCACAAGACTGGACTGCTTACACACCAAGTTGGGGAAGTACAGGAACACAACCAGCAATCGGAAATGGAACTTTGCAAGCGTCCTATCTAAGAGTTGGAAAATTAGTTTATGTACACATTTATTGGAAAGCAGGATCGACTACAACTTATGGAACTGGTATTTATTTCTTCAGTTTGCCATTTAGTGCATACACTTTCGGAGTTGGTTCCTGGGGTTTCCCGACTAGTGGTTATCTAGAAAATTCAGGAATTGCGGGCTATACGATACAAGGCTCAAGCACAAGCGGTTCTAATTTTGTTCCAATATTGGCAAATGGTAATTCTTGGAGTGGGACTGACCCATTTACTTTAGGAACAGATGATTTTGTCAATATTCAATTAGTTTACGGAGTGGCATAAAATGGCATTTACATTTAATCCAATGTTTCCAAATGCAACCAATGAGCAAAAGTGGGGGCAAATTAGATTGTGGCGAAACGCTGAATTAACACGCAGCGATTGGACAATGCACACAGATGCACCAACTGACAAAGAAGCGTGGGCAACTTATCGCCAAGCATTAAGAGATTTGCCAGCACAAGGCGGATTGGCTGATGATGCGGAATTTCCAACCGCGCCATGAGTAATTTTCCACAAGGCACATTGCCGCGTTTGATTCAGGTTGCGCTTGCTGAGGTTGGCACAATCGAAACAGGCAACAATGAGACAAAGTACGGCAAATTTATGAAAGCCGACAAGCTGCCATGGTGTGGATCATTTCTCAATTGGTGTGCTCATGAAGCCGGGGTCAAGGTGCCAAATGTTGTCAGCACAAGAGCTGGTGCCGAGGCATTTAAGAAAAACAAGCAATGGCACACCACACCAAAGATTGGTGACTTTGTTTTCTTTGATTTCATTATCGATGATAAAGAAACGATCAATCACATTGGCTTGGTGATCCGGGCATCGGAAAAACAAATCGTGACTATCGAAGGCAACACATCAGGCGGTTCAGGAAGTCAGCGAAATGGTGGCGAAGTCATGGTCAAATCAAGAGCTTTGGGAGCACGCTCATTTGTTATCGGTTACGGCCGACCAGCTTATGAGCCGTTTGCCGGTGATTTACCGGATCGACCAAAAGGAGAAAAATAATGGAGCAAGCAAAAGCAATTGCAGCATCATGGGCGCGGTCATACATCGCCGCAGCTTTGGCCGTGTACATGGCTGGTGGGTCGCTAGAACAAATGGCAATGGGTGGCGTGGCAGCTGTTGTGCCGGTCATTTTGCGCTGGTTGAATCCAGCTGACAAAGCTTTCGGATCAACGGGGAAATGATCCCGAAACTACGCGCGGCAGGTTTAGCTTTGATCCTTTCGCTAAGCCTTGCCGGGTGTGGTTATCAAGGATGGGTGCGATACCCATGCCAATTGCATGAAAATTGGGAAAACCCAGAGTGCAAGAAACCACAATGTAAAGTCACAGGCACTTGCACGGAGGATTTAATAGGCGATGGCGGCTAAGAATAAAGAGCGATTAAGCCAAGAGGACATCAAGGCACGGCTGATGTTTCTCATTGGCTCGGTTTTGTCATTTGTGTTTTTAATCGTCACATTGGGCATCACTTATGCATTGATTTTTGTGACACAGCCAATCGGAGCACAAGCTCCCAATGATGCAGCTTTCATCGATCTGCTCAAGACTTTGGCAATTTTTCTCACCGGGTCATTGGGTGGGGTTTTAGCATCCAACGGCCTCAAAGACAAACACAAATCGGAATATGAAAAAGCATTAGAAAAGCGATTATCCGGTAACGACACGCCATGATTTGAGCGTGATTCTTGAATTTGTCGCAATTGCCTGTCACTCTCTATTTCGGGAGCTGATTCGCGGCTCCCAGAATCGGGAGCAACAAAATGAACGAAGCATCAATTGTGATCATGTGTTTGATCGCTGGAGCCTTATGGGCTGTCATGTCTTATTCGGTCGGATTCAAAGAAGGCCAGCGACAAGGCTACACACGCGGCCGAGCTGTGGCACGCCACGCGGTATCAGCTGATCGCAAGGTGAACAACTAATGGCCGGATTTCTGGAAAACTACGAAGGCAACAAAGAGCGCACGGATCGTTGGCTGCGCACATTTCCCAATGGGAGGCTTGAAGCTCACATTATTGAATTTAATGCAGAAAAAGGCTATGTGCTAGTACAAGCCAAGGCATGGCGCAATCAAGAGGAAAAAGAGCCAGCCGGAATTGATTTTGCTTTTGGCTATCGTGAAGCTTACAACCCGAACATGAAACGCTGGTTTTGTGAAGATACAACCACATCAGCTTTGATGAGAGTCATGGCCTTGGTTTTGGGTGGCACAGAAAAAGCTACAAAAGAAACCATGGAGCAAGTAAAAATCAATGATGCAACAAAGCCGGTTGAGCATGACTATTGGACAACGAAATTTGGCGATGTGCCAAGCTACAAAACAGCCGGAGAAGCTGAGCAAGCCGGCATCCCGTCACTTGGATCATCGATGGATGAGATTGCCAAGCAATTGGGTGGAGAGCTTGTACAAGAGGCACCGCAATGCTCACACGGGCATCGTGTCTGGCGCACCGGCACATCGGCCAAGACGGGCAAGGATTGGGCCAATTTCTCATGCGTAGGAAAGAAACCAAATCAATGTGAGCCGCTTTGGTATGTTTTCACAAGCCGTGGAAAATGGGAGCCACAAGTATGAGCGACTTTGTTGAGATCATCTATCCTCAAGAGATGAAAGCGCGATTGATGTGCAATGGCGAAATCATTGAGGAATACAAAATCGAGCAATGTGACAAGTGCTCACAGCTGAGGCGATTGGATCATTTTGGCTATCAAAAAGGCTATGACAAACAAGACAACATCATTTGGTTTTGTGGTGATTGTCGATGATAGATCGCATTGAGGAAGTGCAATGCATGATTGCAGCCATCCAACATTGCCATGATCGATCAGCGGATCACAGCTCACGCATTGTCAAAAACCTTTCGTGGTTTGAGTATGTGGCCCAGATGGGCGAATCAATGGCAGCTGAGTTATTCGTGGCCAAGCGATTGGGTTAT